GAAATAATAAGCACCACCGCTGCATACGTGACTGCTACCCAAGGTGTTCCTATAACAAGTCTTGTTAATCCTACCGGGGTAACTCTTAAATTGTTGGGAACCTACAACTCGTTTGCTCCCAAAACCAGTCAGATTGGCATCAAACAAGAATCTGCACAGGTGTTAAATTGGTACCGTAATCCCACATTGCGCGGCTCTATTGCGGCTGCAGGGGCACAAGCATGACCAAATACAGTCAAGACGAATTTGTACCTAAAAATCCGCAAAAGCTGATTGGTAACGCCAAGCCCTTTTACCGCAGTAGTTGGGAACTAACGGTAATGACGCTGCTGGATCAGCATCCCAATGTTATCAATTGGGCCAGCGAAAGCATCACCATCCCTTACACAAATCCGCTCACAGGCAAGCTGCAAACCTACATACCCGATTTCTTTGTTGTATACAAGGATAAAAATGGACAGCAACGGGCCGAATTGGTTGAAGTAAAACCTAAAAAAGAAGCCCTGCAGGAAAATGCCAAGAGCAAGAGAGACAAGGCATTGCTCATGGTAAACACTGCCAAATGGGCAGCAGCAATGACATGGTGCAAGAAAAATGGTGTTACATTTCGTCTACTGACCGAAGACAGCATATACATAAACAAAGGGAACCAGTTGAAGAAAAAAAATGTCTAAGCAGTTTGAAAAATTGGAAGAAGCCTTTGATTTGCCCAGCATCACCGAGGTACAAACCGATGAATTGACTGCCGCATTGGCGCATGCGCAGGAAATTGAAAAGCAATTTGATCAGGTCAATGCTTATGATCAGCATGATGCAGAAATGGATGAGCTTGCAAATTTAGCAATACAGGCGCACAAGGATCTGCAGGACCTAGGAATGAATGTTGAGATACGGCATGCTGGTGAAATTTTTAGCAGCAGTAGTCAAATGCTCAAAATCGCAGTTGATGCAAAAAATTTGAAAGTAGAGAAAAAGCTCAAGCTGCTCAAGCTACAAATGGACAAAATGCGCATGGACAAAAGCAGTACACCGGATGACCGCACTGTTGATGGCACTGCCATGGTGTTGGACAGAAATGAAATCTTGCGACAACTGCGCGGTATAGGTGGCGATAATAAATAAACAGTATAGGAGCCACCGATTATGAAGGATTTCAAGCATTACCTGGCGGAAGGTGCAAGAAATTATGCATTTGTGATCAAGTTTGCCGAACCCCCAACAGAGGAGCAGGTACAGATCATTGAGGCATGGTTAAAACGATATGAACTGCGCGAGGCCAGCAAGCCAATGGTCATTGAGGATGATCACAAGGATTTCATCGATGTACCAAACAAACAGGTGCATTCAATGCGAGTTGTACTTGGGGCACCGGTTAGCCCATACGTGCTATTGCAGGATTTAAAAATAGCAGCAAACATCAGCGAAAAATTCATGGTAGTTCGCAATGAAAACGAGCCAATTGAACGATATGCAGAATATGATATGCTGGCGCGGTTGATAGATCGAGATGCTGCACAAGACGGTGAGCAAGATGCTGCACGGCTGAGTACAGATCGCCTTTACAAGGATGCAGAGCAGCCGGTAATTACTGGCCTGTATGGTGACGATTATAATAACAAACTATTGACGTATCTTGCCGGAGTCTCCGACAGCCGACCAAATCTAAAAACGGATCCCCCGGCTCCTCTGTTCAGTTGGTTGCAAATGGAAGATATTGCTCCTGGAGAACCACATCAAGATACAAGCGATTTCAATGCTCATATCAAGGGTGTCAAGCCTGTTGTGAAAGGCAGTGAGCATTCCCCGATAGAAACAAAATACATGAACAGCCATGGAAGCATTAGCGATAATGCAATACCGCCGGTTAAATTCCTCAAGGATCCCAAAACAGGCAAAACCAAAGAAGTGGTAATGTCAAGGGAGAAAAAATAACATGGAAAAACAATTCACGCTGTCAATAACCAGCGATACAACAGATATAAATGTGAATAGCACCGACGCCAACGAGGTTGCTCGTATAGTACAATTGGCAGGTTTACCCCCTTCGGTACCCGTGACACAGGCTGCCGACATGAGCCATCCTCCCGCGATGGACGCCGTGCCAGCCCCAATTTCGGTTCCTCCACCCGAAACTGCCACAACTGACAATGACATGGAAGATGGACTGAGTGAAACACAGTGCTCCATTTGTGGCAGCAACGATCACCAAGAAACCGCATGCCCAGACATGATCAGTGCGGATCTTGAAGAAAATGTTGCCGAATTTGATTACGGCGAAAACGATATTGACGATGAAGGACATGAAGTTGACGTCCAAGATTACGTTTGGCAAGGCAGCAAGTTACCACAAAGAATAGTCAAAGGTGGTCAAGGTGATAACCCGCTCATAAGCGAGTTATACCAAAAGCTTACAGCTCAATACAGCTTGTATTTGGAGGAAGCCGACCGAGAAAACGAAGAAGGTGTCATGAGTCCTCTCAGCGATCCAACCAAACCGGAATTTGACAAGGATCCAATGAGTGGCGAGAAACCGGTGGATGATGGCAGCCGAAGCCCGTTAAGTACCATTAAACGCCAGCATGCATTCAAATAAAAGCACGCAGACACAATACAACACACTGGGAGACTGTAAACCGGTCTCCTAGCGAGAATAGCAGCCGGTCATCTCCTAAAACTATGGAGGAATTCAATGCTATTGATCAAAACACAACCGGTACTGTTGCAGGTGATATATTACAGACCTGATTATCCTAGCATTGTCCAGGAATTTACATGGGGATTTGATGATCGAGTACCCGAGCTATACCGCGTGCATAGGTTTTTAAACCACTGGTATCAAAATATTGACGCAGTGATAGCTGATATACTGCTAAGTATTAACGAAGGACCGTTTACCACATATCGATCAGTGAATGAATTTATAAACATAAACTAAGATGGCAAAAAATACAGGCAATTTTGAAAAACTTAAAGCTCCAAATCAGCCAATAACATACACCCAGGAGCAGTTAAATGAAATTGTAAACTGCGTGAAAGATCCTATATGGTTCATGGAACGATTTCTTTACATACAACATCCATTACACGGAAAGATGCAGTTTGAAGCATATCCGTTCCAGCACGAATTGGTTAAAACCTATTGGCAAAATCGCAACACAATAGCCATGATTCCCAGGCAAAGCGGCAAAACAACCACTGCTGCTGCATATCTATTATGGTATGCCATGTTCAATCCTGATGTGACGGTTTTGATTGCTGCAAATAAATTCAGGGCTGCCAACGAAATCATGTTGCGCATCAAGTACGCCTATGAGGAACTGCCAAATCACATTCGTCCGGGGGTGTCGGAATACAACGTGACCAGCATCAAGTTTGCCTATGTTAAACCTCGCGTGGCCGTTGAATTTTGGACTGCCATGGCACCAACATTAGCCACTGGCGGTGGATGCATCATAACATCGACCCCAGCAAGCGACGAGGATATGTTTGCTGAACTGTGGTTTGGGGCCTCAAATACAGTTGATGAAGAAGGCAACGAGATACCAAACGGTGTAGGAGTCAACGGATTCAAGGCATTTAGTGCACACTACAGCGATGTGCCAGGCAGGGACGAAAAATGGGCACAATCGGAAAGGGCAAAAATCGGAGACGACAGATTTCAAAGGGAATACGAGTGTAGGTTTGCTGGTGAAGAAAGCACACTTATAAGCAGCCTCTGTTTGCAGCGTTTGCGAGGGATTGATCCGATTGCTCGCATTGCTGATGTTAGGTGGTATGATAAAATAATTCCTGAACGCACTTATCTTGTCAGCCTTGACCCCAGTGCAGGGGTAGGAAAGGATCATGCGTGTATTGAGGTATGGAGCTTGCCTGATATGGTTCAGGTGGCTGAGTGGAATAGCAATCGCACCAGCATTCCAAACCAGGTGCGAAACATGCAAACTATGATCAATCACATATATCAGGACATCAAGAGGCAGGGATTCAAGGGAGAACCGGAAATCTATTTTACCCTGGAAAACAACACCTGGGGAGAAGCTGCTTTGCAGAGCGTGAATGACATCGGCGAAGAAAATTTCATGGCACAAATGTTGAATGAGCCAAGAAGGTACGGTACCGTTAGATTTCGAAAAGGGTTGAATACAAACGGGCGTAGCAAAGCCAATGCATGTGCCAAGATGAAAAGCCTTTTGGAAAGCAACAAGTTAAAGGTCAACAGCAAGATACTGGTTCGTCAGTTGAAATTTTTCGTATCAAAAGGAGACAGCTTTGCAGCTAAACCTGGCGAGCACGATGACTGCGTCATGAGCACATTGTTGTGTGTGCGCATGATGCAAATGGTCACCAATTGGGATGACAAGGTCGGAGAACTGATGCGTGACGTGTTTGACACCGACGATGCAGGCCAACGAGATCCTTTGCCATTTTCCATTATGATCAACTAAATAACGCATTGCTTCGGGGTACCTAATGAGCTTCAACTGGCCAATCATTACAGACAAGCTGTACGGAATCATAAAAGGTTCCTGTAAAACTCTGAAGATGTATGACAAGCGTGGAAACGAGACAATTGATCCTAAGGAAGCCACTAGATTTTTCGCCAGTTTTCCTGCAAGTGATCAACACCTTGATACCTTTACATCGCTAATTGCCTTGCATGATGAAGGACAGAAC